GCAGAGAACAAACCCGCCACTGTGGTTGCTCCGGCATCACGAAGTACATCTTCCAAACGGATCGTACTAAAGCAGTCTCAGGTGGCCATAGCTAAAAGACTTGGCTTAACCCCTGAACAATATGCTAAAGAACTAAGGAGATTGGAGAACCAAAATGGCTGAAAATAGACTTGCACGCGAATTAGACCAACGAGAAAAAACTGAAAGGCCAAAACAATGGCAACGGCCTGAAACACTTCCAGAACCACGAAAAGAACCTGGATATACATACCGTTGGATTAGGGTTGCACTGTTAGGACAACAAGATGCCCGTAATGTCTCGTCCAAACAACGGGAAGGCTGGGAACCTGTTTTAGCATCAGAACAACCACATTTACAAATGCTTGTTGACCCCAATAGTCGTTTCAAGGACAACATTGAGGTTGCGGGTTTGTTGCTTTGCAAAATGCCGGATGAGATGGTCGAACAACGAAGAGAATACTTTGCTGCTCAGACTAAAGCCCAAACGGATTCTGTAGACAACAACTTTATGAGAGAGAACGATCAAAGAATGCCTCTGTTTTCAGAAAAGCGTTCAACTACGTCGTTCGGAAAAGGTAAATAACTTTTTTGAAAAGGATTTAACATGGCTACTACAGCTGCCCCTTACGGTCTAAAACCCGTAAAGCGTGCCGACGGCATGCCTTATGCTGGCGCTACTAGTCAATATCTAATCGACCCAGCTGGTGAAGCAACTAACCTATTTTATGGTCAAGTTGTTATCATCGGTGCGGACGGTTATATTGCATTGGCTACTGGTACCGGCGCTGACCTTACATCTAACAGTATTAGTGGTACTACCGGTGTTGGTGGTATCGGTGTATTTGTTGGTTGTGAATATACTAACTCTTCAGGCCAAGTGGTTCAGGCACAATATTATCCTTCAGGTACTGCTAATGGCGGAACTATTAAGGCATATGTTGTTGATGACCCAAATGTGCTTTTCCAAGCTCAGCTAGATGGTGCAGGTGCTCAGACTGTTATTGGCACTAACACTTTCTTTGCTGCTGCTCAAAGCACTTCTACTGGTAGCACTGCTACTGGTAATTCAACTTCAGCACTGGATGCTACTGTTGTAACTACAGCAGCTGCGTTCCGTATTGTTGCCCATGTGTCACCTGCTAGTGATGCGTATCCGGATGTTCTTGTTAAGTTCAATCCAGGCGCACACCAGATGACAAACAATGTTGGCCTATAAGGAGTAACGTAAAATGGCTATGTCACGCGCACAACTATTAAAGGAACTCCTTCCTGGTCTTAACGCGCTATTTGGTATGGAATATGCCAGATACGGCGAAGAGCATAAGGAGATTTTTGAAACCGAATCTTCCGAGCGTTCATTTGAAGAAGAAACCAAGCTATCAGGCTTTGCAGCTGCTCCTGTAAAGAATGAGGGTAGCTCAATTTCTTACGACAACGGACAAGAAGCTTGGACGGCTCGATACAACCACGAAACCATCGCTCTTGGCTTCTCTCTTACGGAAGAGGCTATTGAAGATAACTTGTATGACTCATTGTCATCACGTTATACAAAGGCTTTGGCTCGTGCTATGGCTTACACCAAGCAAACTAAAGCTGCTGCCGTTCTAAACAACGGTTGGACTGCTGGTTACACTGGTGGTGATGGGGTTGTTCTTTTCTCAACTGCACACCCACTAGTTTCTGGTGGTACAAACAGCAACACGCCAGCTGTTCAGGCTGATCTTAACGAAACTTCTCTTGAAGCAGCTGTTATTCAGATCGCTGGTTGGACGGATGAGCGTGGTCTTTTGATCGCTGCTAAGCCTCGCAAACTAATCGTTCCACCTGCCCTACAGTTCGTTGCAACTCGACTCCTTGAGACCGAGAAGCGTGTAGGTACGGCTGACAACGACATCAACGCAATCGTAAGCAACGGTTCTATTCCAGAGGGTTACACTGTTAACCACTGGTTGACCGATACTGACGGTTGGTTCCTTACAACTGACGTACCAAATGGTATGAAGCACTTTGTCCGCTCACCAATGAGCACTTCTATGGACGGAGACTTCGACACAGGTAACGTTCGTTATAAGGCTCGTGAACGATATTCTTTCGGTTGGTCTGATCCACTTGGAGTTTTCGGCTCACAAGGTGCCTAATAGAGAGGGGGGTTACAAGCCCCCCTTTTTCTTGTGTTTATTTTTTGTTGGTGATATATTGTCACCAATCCGAGGTTCCCGGTGTATCTGACAGTCCCGGCTGACGACATGCAGACAGATATACCCAAACGTTAACTCGCATGTGAGGATTAAAAATGGCTAATACTACTTTTTCTGGCCCGGTAACTTCTAACAATGGTTTTGTCGGCGCTGTTACTGGTAATGTGACTGGCGGCATCAACGGCTCGAGCGGCTATGTGATTACTTACGCAACGACCGCCGCAGCTATCGCGGACGCTACCGATGCTGTAAACACTTCCGACAAACAAGCTGGCACCCTCGTCTTGGACACCACCAATGGCCGTCTAATGGTCGCACTTGGTGCGGATGCTACTTCTAACTGGGCTGTTGCCGACGGGTCTGCTACGGTCACTCCAAGCTAATTTGTCTCCAATTAATTAGGAGTCTGACATGCAATATGATGTTAAATCCGTGTATGCAACTGGTGACGGCGCTATGGTGGCTTATAGAACACGAATTAAAAGCGTATTCTATGCTGTTTCTACCCCAGGCACAGCTGTAGTTTTCTACGATAATGCTTCTGCTGCTTCAGGCACGGCGGTTCTTACGCTGCCAGCTGCTGTTGCAGGGCAACATATTGTAGATATACCCGGCGAAGGCTTGTTGTGTGAAAACGGTGTCTACCTAGACGCGAACGGCGCAGCCGCTGTTACTTTGTTCTATGGTTAATAAGGGTTAAAAGGTTGTGGCCTAGCGGTTATGACCTTTTGATTTAAGGTGGAACATGGCAACTAAGCCTTTAAGTAAGAAATCAATGCCTTGCAACAAAGCAAGGAGTACCCCCGGTCACCCTAAAAAGTCTCATGTCGTCAAGGCGTGCGAGGGTGGTAAAGAAAAGATTATTCGCTTTGGACAACAGGGCAAAAAGGTGGGAACCGTGTCTGGTACAGCCGGTAAACCTAAAGCTGGCGAGTCTGCCAGAATGAAAGCTAAGCGTAAGTCGTTCAAAGCCCGACATGCTAAGAATATCAAGAGAGGTAAAATGTCAGCAGCGTACTGGGCTGACAAAGTTAAGTGGTAACGGTACCCGAAGGTGTATATAAAAGGGGTAAACGGTGGTATAAGAAGTGTAATTTTTGTGGAGTTGAGCAGTCTTATTTACGTAGAGGGTATGCTGTAAACTCGTTTTTAGCTAATAAACGATGTACTCGATGCTCTTCAATAGTAAATAACACAAAGCCACATTATAGTTACGAAAAAATCAAGCTCTCTTGGTTCGGTAAAGCCAAAGTAGGCGCAGAAACTAGAGGGATTGAGTGGCAACTAGAAGTAAAAGATGTATGGGATTTATACATAAAACAGGGTAAAGTTTGTGCATTAACAGGATTACAGATAGGTTGGGTGGATGTAGGAAGAAGCCATACAGCCTCAATAGACAGGATAGATAGCAATAAAGGATACGTCTTGGATAATATTCAGCTAGTTCATAAAGACATTAACGTCATGAAAAGCAAATATACCCAAGACTATTTTATTTTAATGTGCCAATTAGTTACTAAGAACAGGAAGGTTTGATATGAGTAATTGCATGGGGAGTCGAAAGGTTAAGAAAATGGCTACTGGTGCTTTGGTTGACCAGGATGATCCCGATTATATGTCACCTGAAGTAGAGGAAAAACTACGACGAAAACAAAGGGAAAAAGAAATGGATGAAAAAACACAAGAGGCTTACGAAAGAGCTACTGGTAAAAAACTCAAAACCAAAGCCTCTGGTGGCAATATAAAAGGATACGCTAGTGGTGGCATGCCAAAAGCTAAAAAAGGTCGTCGTGGTGACGGTATTTGTGTAAAAGGTAGAACTAAAGGAAGGATGGTTTGATATGAAAGCTAAAGATTTAATTGGTGGAGCGTTACCTGTAGCAGCGAGAGCGTTAGGGGGTAAAAACAAAGGGTTTGCTTTAGGTATGCTACCCGGATTGATGTATAGAAAGAAAAAAGAAGACGAAGAAAAAGTAGCTAACGCAGCTCCTTTAACTGGCACTGTAGAACCAGGTATGAAAAAAGGTGGCATGGTCAAAAAGGGTTATCACAAAATGCCAAATGGCAAGATGATGAAAGACTCAGCACACAAGAAAATGGCCAAGAAAAGCACCGCTTCAAAACGTGCTGATGGTATTTGTGTAAAAGGCAAAACCAAAGGGAGAATGTGCTAATGATGCCTTGTCGTGGTATGGGTGCTATTAAGAAGATGGCTAACGGCGGGAAGGTTAAGTCTAAGGTCAATCAAGCTGGCAACTATACCAAACCGGGTATGAGAAAAGCATTATTTGAAAGTATCAAAGCTGGCGGCAAAGGTGGTGCTCCGGGTCAATGGAGTGCTCGAAAGGCACAGATGTTAGCAAAGCAGTACAAATCGAAGGGTGGGGGCTACAAGTCGTAATGGCTCTCGCTAAACCACAACGTAGTCTGAAGGCTTGGACTAAACAGAAATGGCGCACCAAGAGTGGAAAACCATCGACTCAAGGATCAGAAGCCACTGGGGAGCGTTATCTTCCAGAAAAGGCTATTAAAGCGTTATCTCCGTCAGAGTACGCAGCGTCAACACGCGCCAAACGAAAAGGAAAAGCCGCCGGTAAACAATTTGTTAAACAGCCTAAAACAGTGGCTAAAAAAGTGAAAGGGTACCGAAGGGTGTAACTATGGCAACCGCAACCAAAAAACCAGCAGTTAAAAAGAAACCGGCGGCAAAAGTAGTTGCCATTGAATCCACAACTAATACTCAAGCACAGCTAGATGCCCATGAAAGAGAGTGCGCAGTTAGGTATTCTTCAGTATTAGAAAAATTACAATCTCTTCACAATCGTATGTGGCGACTAGAAGGGTATTTAATTTTTGGTATTGTGGCTATTATTCTATCTAAGTACATACACTTATCTTAGGAGGTTGTATGGCAAAGAACTGGATTCAGGATGCTATAAAGAAACCTGGGGCGTTGAAACAAGCTTTAGGGGTTAAAAAAGATCAGAAAATTCCGGCTAAAAAGCTAGCGGCAGCAGCTAAAAAACCAGGCAAATTAGGGCAACGAGCTAGACTTGCTCAAACCTTGAAGAAGATGAAATGACAACTACAAATACAACTACTTTTAACCTAGATCTCAATAACCTTGTAGAAGAGGCGTTTGAGCGTTGCGGTGCTGAATTACGTAGTGGCTATGATATGCGTACCGCTCGACGGTCATTGAATCTATTAACTATAGAATGGGCTAATCGTGGCATTAATTTATGGAC